TCCGGGAGATGCTTGTCGATCTCCGGAACCCAGTTTGCAATAACACCTTTGGGGGCGGACACTAGAATAAAATTGATCCGGCCCTCCTCGAAATTAAAAGCCAGAGTGTCGATGACGACCTTCGTTTTTCCAGTGCCCATGTCCATCAGAAGCGCATACACGGCGCTTTGGCAACTCGCTAGGAAGGCCTCGCGCTGGTGTTCGTAAGGCTCTGTGAAATAAATATACTTCATGGAAGATTTTTCTTGCATAGCCCGAGCTATTCACATATATAGATTGGTGATGGTTATGTCAACCATCGATGAACGAAACGTGAAAAGGTATTAGTTATGAACGACTTACTAGCAGAAATGGCATCCGATTCCGGAGTTGCCGCAGACAAAATCGATCAACTCAAGAAAGGCGACCTAGATGGCGTAGCGCGTCTTGCCAACGAGGCCGCTGCTCTTGAGGAGAAAATCTTCGACGCCGAGCAGCGGTTGAAGGCGCACAAGAAAGCCTTATACGAGATCACCGATCAGCGCCTTCCGGAAGCCCTGGAGGAAATGGGGCTTCAGAAGTTCACCCTGACAGATGGTTCCGAAATCTCGATCAAGCCTATTTACGCGGCTTCCATTCCAAAAGACAGGAAGGAAGAGGCGTTCCAGTGGTTGCGTGACCATGATTTCGGTGACCTTGTGAAAAACAACATCACGGTGACGTTTGGCCGGGGCGAGGATGAGACGGCAAAAGAGTTTGTCAGCTTGTGCGGAGCCCAAGGTTTCGTTCCAAGTCAGCTCGAAAAGGTTGAGCCCATGACTCTGAAGGCGTGGCTCAGAGAGCGAGTGGAAACGGGTGATGCAGTGCCTCTGGATCTTTTCGGTGCTTTTATCTCAACGCGAGCAACAATCAAGAGGAGGATTAAGTGATGGCAAAAGCAGTGACGAAGAACGGCAACGGCAAGAAAGCAGCCGTGATGAAAATGGATATGTTCGCAGAGGATGCGGGCGCGGGCGTCGATAATTTGGGAAGCGACGATCTTGCAATTCCGTTTCTGAAAATCTTGCAAAAGATGTCTCCCGAACTGGATGACATCGAAAACGCCAGGGCGGGCGACCTCTTTAACACGGTCACCAAGGAAGTCGTGAAAGGCGGCGACGGCGTTCGCGTCGTAAACTGCGCTTACACTCTTCAGCACATCGAGTGGGAGCCTCGCGGCACCGGGAGCGGCGCACCTCACGCCATCTATTCGGCGGGAGACGCCCTTCCCAAAACCGAGCGCGGCGACGACAACAAAGACTACGTCGTTGACGGGTCCGGTCGCTATTTGGAGCGTACTGCACAGCACTATGTCCTTATTGTTGATGCGGACGGCATGACGCAGCAGGCACTGCTGCCCATGAAGGCCACGCAACTCAAAAAGTCCAAGCAGTGGAACAGCGCCATCAAGACTTTGAAGATGAAGGATGCTAATGGTGACCTGTTCACTCCGGCGAGGTGGAGCCACATCTGGCATCTTGAGTCCGTTGGCGAGGAAAACAAGAACGGTAGCTGGCATGGCTGGCAGATCTCAAAGGATTCTCAGATCGAGGACCCGAACCTCTACGCCGAGGCCAAGCACTTTGCTCAGTCGATCATGGCCGGACAGGTGAAAGTCAAGCATGTTCAGGAAGGAGATAGTCTCTCCGACGACGACGTGCCCTTCTAGGATTACGGGGGGAGGAGAGATCCTCCCCTTTTTTCCGTTATGGATTCCACAGACAGATTTGCTCGCGTTTTCCGTGGCCTCGACCGCGCCTACGGTGCCGTTGACCTGACCAAAAAGGATGCCAGCGGAAAGCAGCAGGGCATCTACAAGATTGTCCGCGAACCACGGACCAAGGCCGTTTTCGAGGCCCACCTGAAGGGTGAGGTGAGTATCGGGGTTGTCCCGATCAACGAAGAGAACGTCTGCTTCTGGGGCGCAATCGACATCGATTCCTACCCCCTCGACCATCAAGAGATTGTCCAGCGCGTCACCAAGCTTCAGTTCCCGCTCATCGTCTGCCGCAGCAAGTCGGGCGGCGGACACCTCTTCATGTTCCTCACCGAAGCCGTTGACGCCGAGAAACTTCAGCACAAGCTCAAGGAACTCGCCAGCGAGCTTGGCTACGCCGCTAGCACCGAGATCTTTCCAAAACAGATCAAGCTTCTCGTAGAGCGCGGCGATACCGGCAACTTCCTCAACCTCCCCTACTTTGATGCGGAGGGTGGCTTGCGCTACGCCGTCAAACCAGACGGGACCGCCGCCACGCTGGAAGAGTTCCTCGACATGGCCGAAGTCGCTGCCATCGGCGAGGACGACCTCGACGCGCTGTTATCCCAGCCCGTCGCACAGGTGGACGAGAAGCTGCCCGATGGTCCGCCATGTTTGCAGGCTCTCCTGCGACAGGGCTTCCCCGAGGGCACAAGAAATAACGGCCTCTTTAATCTTGGCGTCTACCTACGGAAGGCGCACCCCGACGATTGGGAGACGCGCATCCTCGAATACAACCAGAAGATCATGCAACCGCCTCTGGATCTCAAGGAGGTCAACCTCGTCGCCGAGCAAATCAAGAAGAAGGACTATCAGTACAAGTGTTCCGACCAGCCCGTCATCAATTTCTGCAACAAGGATTTGTGCCGCTCACGCAAGCACGGAGTCGGCGGCGGTGCCAACACGCCATCCGTTGCCAATCTGCGCAAGATGGACAGCGAGCCGCCCCTCTGGTTTTTGGATGTCAATGGAAGTCCGGTCGAACTCGACACCGAGGGCTTGCAGAGACAGCCTCGCTTCCAGGTGCTGTGCATGGATCAGATCAACTTCATGCCCCGGACGGTCACTCGCGCTGCATGGGAAGCCCAGATCAATCTCCTCCTCTCCCAGATGCTCCAAACAGAAGGCGCGATCATCTCGACGCCGGAAGACACGAGCCTTAGAGGTCAATTCTACGACCTCCTGGAAGAGTTCTCCACGCATATGCAAAGTGCGCTCGACAGGGAAGAGATCCTGCTCCGCCGCCCATGGACCAACGAGGAGGATGGCCGCACCTATTTCCGTCTCAAGGATTTCGAGGCTTATCTGAAACGCAACAAATTCTTCGACTACCGTTCCAACAAGATCGCCCAGCGCCTGAGAGACATCGGAGGACATGCCGAGCAGTTCCGTATAAAAGGCCGCACCGTGCGCTGCTGGTCGATCCCGGCCTTCGCCCAGATCGACGAGGAATTTGGCACGCGCTTTGACGAGGAGGACGTTCCGTTTTGATAACCAACTGGCCCCAGTTACTCAGAGAGCTTCGCAAGGAACGTGGCTTCAGTCAGAAAAAGCTCGCGATAATCGCAAGAATGCCGCAGCGCACCCTGTGCGAATACGAGAATATCGAAACGCCGCACCAGCTCTCGGTCCAGAAAATCGAGAAGATCCTCGACGCGCTGGGCTACGAACTCGATGTCCATATGAGGCGCAAAAATGTTTAGATATTTCGGACCTCCCGGCACCGGCAAGACAACCACGCTGCTCAACAAGGTGGACGAGCTACTCGCTGGCGGCATGTCGCCCACCAACATCGGCTACTTCTCGTTCACCCGAAAGGCGGCGCACGAGGCAAGAGACCGTGCTGTCGCACGTTTCAACCTCGATGCAGAGGAAGACTTCGTTTACTTCCGCACATTGCACAGCCTCGCCTTTCTCCTCCTTGGCATGAGTAGCGCCTCAGTACTCACCGATAAACATCTCAAGATGTTCTCGTTCAAAGTGGGCGTCGATCTGTCGGCGGCAGGACTTGAGCGCGTCGAGGAGGAAGGCTTTGCCGTGATGAGATCGAACCATCCGGTGATGCGATGTATCGATCTGGCAAGGAACACGCTTCAGGGAACACGCCATGCCTACAACCTTGTAGAGCTTGATATTCCCTTTTATGAGTTCGAGCATCTGTCCGAAGAGTATTCCAGATTCAAAACTCTGAATAATATCAAAGACTTCACCGACATGATGATAGACTTAGCGGCAAATCCGGGGTATATCCCGTATCTCGGGACTGTCTTTCTCGATGAAGCGCAGGATCTGACGCCGCTTCAATGGAAGGTGGCAGAACATTTAGGGGAGCGAAGCGACCAGATGTTCGTGGCTGGCGATGACGACCAGGGGATCTACCGCTGGTCAGGAGCGGACATCGACAAATTTGTCATGCTTCCCGGCGCGTCTGAGGTGCTTTCACAATCCTACCGCGTCCCACGGTCCGTCCATCATGTCGCCACCTCCGTCGTTTCCCGCATAAGGAAAAGACAGAAGAAGGAGTGGTCGCCACGCACCGAGGAGGGGAGCGTCACACGCATCTACGATCCCCACGGTATCGACTTTAATAACAAGGAGTGGCTCGTCCTGGCCCAGGCCAACTACATGCTGGACGAGCTTGCCGGTTCCATGCGCTCAAGCGGCCACTTCTTCGAGAGGTTCAACAATCCCTCCTTGAGCAAGCGGGTCCGCACCGCAATCGGTAGCTGGACCCACCTTCAGGGAAGCCCCGGCAACGAGATCTCCCTGAAGGACGCGCAAAACCTCTACGGCCACATCTCGACCAACGAGACCGGCGTCGAGCGCGGTGCAAAAAAGCTGCTCGACCGGGCCGAGGAGCAGGACCTTTTCACCCTTGAAACGCTCCGAAAGCATTTTGGCCTCCGCGTTCTCGACGTGCCATGGGACAGCGCCCTCGACCGCATTCAAGACGAGGACCGGGCCTATGCAGCGGCGCTTCTCAATCGCGGCGTCAACATCTTCCAAAAGCCGAAGATCCGTTTGTCCACCATCCACGGGGCCAAGGGCGGCGAAGCCGACAACGTGCTCCTGTTCCTCGACTTGTCCGGAAAGGCGCTCACGGAGATGGAGCGGAATCCCGACGACGCCTACCGCGTATTGTATGTCGGGATTACCCGCGCCAAAGAAAACCTGATCCTCAAGATGGCCGAGGATTCGCAACGAGGCTGGAGCGTCTGATGCCACATCGCGTTCTCACCGAGGCGTTCGAGTTGGTCAGCACCGACCGCGCCGCCGTTCACGGGGAGCCAAAGGCAAACCACGAGAACATCGCCCGCCTGTGGGACGCCTACCTCCATAACGTGGACCACGTAACCGCCCACGATGTCGCAAACATGATGGAGCTTCTGAAAGTGGCGAGAAGGAAGTCAGGCACTATTAATATAGACGACTATATAGACGGG